AACCGGTTGAACCTCCCTGAAGGCCTGTGAGAGCGTCAAAGACGATGCGGGTGGCATAGGACTCGTCATTAAGACGGCCTGTTTCTTTAGCAAGGTTCAGTCCGTGAGCAAGGAGACCGGCAATGTTATCGCCGGTCCAGTGCGTGTAGAAATGGATAGGAGTGTCGCTCCATGACTGGATGACACGGATGGTGGCTCGTTCGCCCATTATTTCCTCTTTCACTTAACTCGCAGTTGCGAGTATGGGGTTTTGTTAGTTACTGATTCTGCTACATCAGATGTAATTTTTCCTAAGCTAAACGCAGCATCAAACAATTGCGTTTTTACCATTGGTTCAGTGATCTGTTTGAACACTGCAGGAGATACCAATTGCTTAAGAGTTTCAATGTCAAACGAACGTCGTTCTGCTTGAATCAAAGAAACAACCTTGCCGTCTACCTCTACCTTGTCAAGAGACGCACTCAGCATGGCGCCTTTTAACTCTTCTTCCAGGCTCTTAAGAACCTCCGCTGATGAATCTGCTGCTTTTTTGGCAGACAAATAATTCCTTACTGTGGTTTCCATATAGTTTGTCATGATGATAACTTACCTTCCCGTGCTAGTTGTAACAACTTTTCTAATGAACATTCTGGCCCTAGTACTACTACTACAACTTGGTTTGGTTGCGGGCCAGTAATTACTTTTGGTTCTATTGAACCAACTAACCTAAGTTGCTTAGGAATAATGAATGTGTTACCAACATTTTCAATATTTACAAGCATTTTTCTTTGCTCAGAATGTCCGTCTGGCATAACTGTGGGGCTTATAACTTCAGCCATAAGTCCTTTGTATGGTCCACTAGCTACTTCTACAAACATTCCTTTTCGTAAGGCTTTTGCGCCTACCATTTTTTACCTTTCTATTTGTTATGAGACTGTTGGAAGTATATTTAATGTGAAGAGGAACTCATCAAGTACTTCTAATGCTTCATGAGTTTCAGTACTGTTGTCAAACTTTGCATGATCAAGTAGGTGCTCAAGAGCTTTGATTTCGTCTGTAGTAAAAATGACCACAGTGATTGGTCCACTATTTTCGGATGATTTAATAATTGTCATTGTTTTCCCTTTGTTTGTTATCTGTATGTGTTGATAAGACTGTCTTGTATTTCTTCTAGCAAGTATTCACCTTTGCCATCTATTATTTCTCCTGCAGAAAACGCTTTGTTTTCTAACAGACCCCACAATCGCTCATCAATAGTCCATGATCCATCAATGCTGGCCAAGCAAACTTCTACATTTACGTCATTTATTTGGCCAATTCGGTGAAGCCTATCTTCTACTTGAGTTAAATCACTGGGTGACCAAGGTAATTGAGTGATTAATACATGGTGATTTCGTCCATCACCATGCAGCGTTAACCCAACTCCAACTGATTTAATTTGCCCAATCATTACTCGTGCTTCACCACTATTAAAAGCACGTATGGATTCTGCTTTCATATTGTCATCCATACGCCCGTTAAACTCAACCACACCATACTTACTGAGTTCTGCACTAAGGCTTTCCATGACATCATGATGCTCAGCAACAATAAAGAGCCCATGATCACTTGGTAAGGTTTCTTTGAATAGCTCTTTTGCACGTTCTACTACTCCTTTTACTTTGCATGATCCTGCTAACTTCCGCATAGTAGTTAGCTTCACTAGTGCCTCATTACGAACTGCACCACGCCACTCCTTACCAGCACCAGCTAAGTAAGCAATTAAATCGCTTTCAGCGAGTAGGTAATCTTTGACTGGCTGACCTCTTCCTTCAATGTGGACACCGGCACGACCTTTGTTGGGCAGGTCCAGCACATCTTCTCGTTTAATCCTAAGCATAAACGAAGAAGTCAATGCTGCATTGAGTTCTAAGGAATGCACATTGGAACGCTTACCATACTTATTGCGCTTACCATTGTCATCTACTTCTACTGGGCAGTAGTAGTTCCAAAAGACACCTTTACCACCAATTGCTTTCCATGCTTCGTCACCAAGTATTTCTACTTGCGCACCCATCTCCATGTTCCTGCCATTTGGTGTAGGTGTACCGGACATCAGTATTTTAAAACCGTGTACAGTCTTAGATATTTTTATGACTGCTTGCGTGCGTCGAGCAGAGATGTTTTTAACACGGTGAGATTCATCAACGACAAGGGTTTTGAACTTGCCTAGCAATGACAACGGGTCATCCTTTAGTTCAGGCGTCCAACTTGCTATTACAGAGTCCCCAATGATGTACACATCAGCTACTGAAAGCTTTTGAGGGTATGAACCCCTAAGAACTTCTACAGTCAAGTGTGGGGCAAACTTCTCTAACTCTTTTACCCAAGTTAAACGCAAAGACGGGGGAACCACTACAAGTGCGGGGGTTTCCCCTAATGCTTTTGCCCTGTTGATTACTTCAATAGCACATGCTGTTTTGCCAAGACCCATATCAAGGGCTAAGTATGCATTTTTCTTGTCCATAACAAACTCAACTGCTGTTTCTTGGTGAAACATTAACGGGGTGGGTTCCGCTGTTCCCATTAGTTCTCCTTGTTTAGTCTTTTACGTATTGATCAGGAATATGCACTTCACTAGTCCAACCACGATTGGCTCTCCATTGCATGTATACAATATTTCTTATAGCAGTAAACAGCGCTAAAACAAACATTGCTATGCCTATTGCTAGGTATGCTTTATTTGTTTCAATTACTAAAAATCTTCCAACTGTTATGACCATTAGAAAACTAATAACAACTTGTTTAATAACCTCACGTTTCGAAGAAACTATTAACGCAGCCATGGTTCAATCATCCTATTCTCAACAAAGTTACAAGCATTTCTAAAAAACTTGTCACTTAATTCTAATATTGCATTTTCATTACAGTTGCATTCTTGATGGTCATTATCTTCTTCTGGACAATACTCATCATATTTAAGGTCTGAGCCATTTCCGGTTTCCCTATGTAACAGTATGCCATTACACCATACTTCTGCACCAGAAAACTCACAACCCCATTCGTCATAAAGGTTAATGAAATATAACCTTGGAAATTTAGATGACACACGACACCAAAAGTTATTTTCAAATGGACCCCATGCAGTTTCATAGTTAAGCATAATTGGGTTTTTGTTTGTTGTAGAATCACTTACATGGTGTGTATAACAATCACCCCACTTGGTTCCCCATTCAGCACAAGCCCAGTCGTAACTGTTTTTATGACCAGTTATTCTGTAGCACAAATCTTGATGCTCTTTTATTAACTGTTCTTTTTCAAAAGCTAATTCAAGAGTAAGTGGGTGTTCGTTGTATTTTTTTAGTTTTGCAGGATTCTTTCCAAGAACCGCTGGCATTTTCATCAAGTTTGTTAAGTGTATTGAGCTATCTTTATTTGTAATTTTACGAAGAAACTGTTTAAGTTGTTCTTCATCACCTTGTACCATTGTTGTGTTATTACACCAGTTGGGCATGTTTCTCCTTTGTTATTAGACTGGGCCACGATTGAGTTATGGCGTTTACCATATTTCCCTGCACTCAAAGTCTTCGGGTGGTTCGGGCGATTCGTCAAGCATTCTCCAATAAGAATCAACGCAACTGTCATAGTGGCTACTATCATGCCAATCGCCTTCGTCTAGACCGGGGTTTTCTTTTAAGAACTCGTCTAACCCCTCCCAGTAAGAGTCTGTGTCGTTGTATAACTCACAGGCATTTTCAAAATCATCTGCTGCTTTGCACATGTCTTGAAAGGGTTGTTCAAGCCATGCATCGTAGTTAGCGTTCATTACCTGTTCTCCCATCGTGCTACAGCATCACGCATAGATGATTTATATAAGTCGTCAACCCAGCCGCTCCAGCACTCGTAGCATTGGTTATGGTTACCTTCTTCAATCATTTCTTCTGTGACTCCAAAGAGATCATCTATTCCTTTATAACGAGCCAACACCCATGCAAGTAAGTCTTTGGGTCTGTAATCATCATGTGTTTCGTCGTACTCATTAGATAATGCGTCAAACTCATTGAGGACGCGTTCTTTTACATGTC